TACTCATAGTCCTTTTTTTTTACGATTGGTTACTTACTTGCAGCCTTGCCGGTGCGCATGCGCTCCAGCGTAGCTGCGTCCATTACTACCGTGGCACCCTCGACGATGCCGAGCATGCGGGCCTCCCTGCCGCTGACAATGGCCCGTCCGTCGGGCATCAGCTCGTAGTGGCGGTTCTTGGGGAGTTTCTGTCTGTCAATGAGGAAATACATATTCTGTTCTGTTTAGGATTTCTGTTACTCGAATGTGGGACTGATGACCACCTTGCCGCTGCCGTCTACGACGATGTAGCCGTTCAGGCTTACAGGCTTGCAGCCTGCATAGACGGCCACGTCGGCCCCGACGGCATACCCGTCGGCGTATGCCACGCCGTAGTCGCACGGACGGAAGCGCACCTGCGGCCCTGCCTGCAGCGTGAACTTCTGCCGGGTGGCGATGTTCTGTCCGTGCCAGTAGTTGCGGAAGAACTCGTCCTTGTGGTCATCGAGCATGGTGTTGCCGTACTTGTACTTCATGTCGAACACGACGGTGGCCGTCATCTCGCGGTTCTGTTCGGCACCTGCCGTCAGCACGGGCACGGGGGTTATCGACTCGTTGACCTTGACTACCAGCGACGTGTCGTAGAACGGGTTGTCCGTGAGCGACGGGTCAACCCTTGTTCCGCTGTCGGGCAGTCGGCATCCGTAGCAGCGCAGCCTCACCTCGCCGTACAGGCAGCGCAGGTCGACGGTGAGGTCGGCTGCGGTGTCGTCGCCGATGCCGTAGGCCATCTTCTCCAGCTCGGTCAGCTTGCGCCATTTCGAGGGCTGCGTGTCGTCGCCTATGAGCCACTGGAAGCAGCAGTCCTCAACGGCCAGCACACCCTCCACGCCGTGCATGCGGACGCTCACCGTGCGCTCCCACGGGGTGTCGAAGATGCTTGCGCCTGCGGCAGGCAGGGGCAGCGTCAGCGGGTCGAACACCAGCTGCTTTCCCCACGATCCGCTGATATACACGCTGGAGTCGTCGAACGCCTCGGTGGTGAGGTTGGTGTGGCGCACGACGGTAATTTCCGTCATTGAGCGCGGGTCGGTGCTCTTCAGCCGCGCATAGATGGTCATTGATGTGCGGGCTTCCACATTCTTCCTGATGATGAGCGCTCCGGCAGGCACGTCGGTACACCACGGGCGCTCGCTGCCGTCGCTAATCAAGTAGTCGCAGTCGCGCCATGCGGCGCGGTGGGTAATCTCACCTGTCTCAGGGTCTACCACGTCCACATCGTCGAGAATTGTTGCCGAGGGGTTTGTGATTTTCCGCTGGGGCTTGGTGTCGTCGGGTACATCGGTCCACCAGTCTATACCTTCCATTCCGAAGGTCTTCTCCGGCACGGCAGGGTCTTTCACCGCCATGTCGCCGTAGAGTATGCAGGGCACCAGCTGGCGGTCGTCCTCGTAGGTACCAGTGCCTACGCTGTATATCTGCCGTTTGCTTCCGCCCGGGTTGGTTATCTCCGCCGACAGCAGCAGACCGTCGTAGGTCTGGTGGCTCTCGGTTGTTACACTTCTAATCATATCTCTGCTATTTGTTTGTCCGTTTTGTCTACATGATGCGCCTTGCCGCCGTTATCGGCTCTGCGCCGTCCCCGCCGATGGTGCATACGATCTGTGCCAGGCGGTAGTCGGTCATCCAGCCGCTGCCCATGTCGCTGCGCAGCAGCACGATGGAGAGCCTGCCTGAGTCGTTGTATGTCGGCGTCCAGCTGCGGTCGGCGGCTGTCTCCACGAATGTCTTCGCGTCGTCGTCCCATCCCGTCATGCGCTTCCACGTGACGGTCTTCTGCGGGTAGGCCAGCATCGGCGCAATGTCCTCCTCCTGTCCGTACCTCACGCTCATGGTCAGGATGGTGTCCACGTTGCCGTTGCGGAACACGCTGCCCGCCGACGATGTGATCTCGCAATAGATCGCCCTGTCGCCCGCCACGGCAGTCCAGTCGGTGCAGCCCCATAGCGGCTCCTCCGCCGTGCCCCAGCTGCGGCACTCCCACAGCTTGCCGTTGTGCCATACGCGGGAGGTCTCAAGGTCGAGGTGCCATTCCTCCAGTATCTTGTCCAGCAGTTCCAGGTCGGTCAGGCTCTTCCATGCCGGGGAGAGGCGGCTGGTGAGCCACACGTTACGCGTGAGGCTCTGGAAGTGATACGGTTCGATGATTGTCTGTCCCTTCGTGAAGGTACCGCCGTCGCCCACCAGCAGCTGCTGCTCTTCCGTCAGCGTGCCGTCCGGGGCGTAAGTCCCAGAAGGCCCCGTGTACTCAACCTGTGGCACTGCCGTCCACTCCCCACGATCTTCCTTGACGATCCGCGAAGGGTAGAGGATGTGGTGCATGTTCTCGTAGAAGATGGTGTTGATATACAGGGAGGGCATGCTTCTGTCGCGTGTGCGGGGCAGGTTTGCCAGGTCCGGCAGGATGCCCAGGCAGAGCGCGTAGTTGTCATCGCGTATGATGGGCTGGTCCACTCGCCAGAAGTAGCTCAGCCGCTGGTCGGTGGTGGATAGCACCCACGACTGCTGGCGTTCCTGCTGCCGCTGACGTATGGCGGCATCAGCCGATCCTGCCACGTTCCCGTGGCGCGTCACGGTGATGTTCGTATCGAAGCCTCCCTCGCCGAGCGTCGCTCCCGTCACGCTTAGCACCACGGGGCTGTCGGCTGCCTCTGCCGTGATGGCCTGCTCGGTGGTGAGAGCCGTCACAGGATAGTCGCTGCCGACGATGGGCGTGCCGTAGGGCGTGAAGTTGCGGCCTCCCGGCACTATCGGGTCGCCGTCGGGTTCCTGACTGGCGTACAGGCTTACGGTGAGCGTGTTGTCCGTATAGTCCACCTCGTCGACCATCATCCACACGGTGTAGTACGCACCGTGCTTGGTCGAGGTGTGACCGTCGGGTATTGCGGCGCCCCTCGGCAGCAGGCTGTTCACCTTGGCGTAGATGATATCGCCCTCGTAGAAGGGGGTGAAGTCGCGATCGTGCTCCTTGTGCATCCACAGCCGCAGGCGTCCGTCACCAGTGTAGTCGATGTGCTCCACCTCGCCACCCTCGGTGAAGGAGTAGTCCGACTCCATCAGCTGGAGGCGGTTGATCACCAGCTCCATCACTCGCATGAATCCGCGCACCTCCAGTCCGTCAGTCTGGATCAGTCCCTGCACGGCGTCCATCCAGATACCATGCCCGCCCTCGAATCCGTCAATGGCGCCGTCACTCTTCAGTATCTGGTTGAATACGAGGCTGAGCAGCTGTGCCGCCCCGTCCGCGTCGATGCCGTAGGTACCGTTGCCCACCTTCAGGCCTTTGAGGAAGGTGATCAGCCCCTCGGCCACGTCGTCCTCCTTCTTCGAGAGGAACTTGTCGCCCATGAGGGCCGACAGGTCGAGCGAGTCGATCCATGCCTTGATCTTCTCGAAGTTGCGCTTCAGCTTCAGGCGGCTCGACAGTCCGGTGTCTCCCCCCGGGGTGCCCCAGGGGAGGATATCCTCAAACTGGATGCCCTGCTGCTGCGGGGTCAGCTCTTGGGAGTCCTGCTGCTCGATATTGGTCGTCTCGTCTGCCATATAGCGTTAGTCGATGCTTGTCAGTGGTTCGTGTTCGAAGCTCATCACGAGGGGCTGCCACAGCTGGTGCACCTCACGGGTGCTGCAGTCCAGGTAGGTGAGCATCCAGTCCTGGTAGTCGTTCTTCGACTCCTTGGGGTTCTTGTAGAGGATGGCGTGCTCCACCTCCACCTCCCCATGGCTCTCGCCGCGCTGCAGCGAGTAGCTCATGTAGCTGAAGGCGAACGGACGGTGCTGCTCGCTCCGCCGGCGCATTTCGTGGATGGCTTCGTAAACTGTCATAGTGCAAAGTTAGTGATATCAGTGCAGAGAAAAAAGGACACACTCAATGTTCAATCTTCAATGTTCAATGTTCAATAATTTACCGCCTTGCCCGCTGCTCGAGTCGCTCCTGGTGGGCTATCTCGCGGCGCAGCTCGCGCACGGAGAGGCCCTCGGCGGTGTTGTTGGCGATGCGGCGCAGTATCTCCTTGGTCTCGTTGTCGGTGGCATACAGTCCGTCGCCGCCGGAAGGGGATAGGGCAGGGTAGGTCTCGCCCTGAGTGTAGCCGCCCCGGTAGCGTCCGCCGCCGTAGGCTTCCTCCAGCATGCGGGTGGAGTTGAGCATCTGGATGTCGCCCGTCTTCTGGTGGCGGTCGATCACGTCCAGTACCGGGCGCACCTCGGGGTTGGCCACGGCCTTGTGGTTGGCCACGAACTCCGACTGGTGGACGGGTATCACGCCCGCCTGCTTCTTCGGATCGCCCTTCCTGGTGTAGCCTTCCTGGTACTCGTCGTTGTAGCCGCCCTCGTAGAGACCCGCCGCCTGATCAGCGGCAGCCTTGGCCGATGCCAGCTGCATGGCACCGCTGGCGGCAGCCATGGCCACAAAGGGGATGGCCCATGGCATACCCAGTTCTGCGATGGTCTTCGTGATTCCCTGTGCGGTGTTGCCGATGATCTGCAGCACCTGCATGGCAAACTGCTTCTGGGCGTATTTCTTGGCGATGGCATCCTTCTCGGCCTGCATCTGCTCTTCGAGCTTGGTGGTGTCCTTGCCCTGCTTCTTAGCGACAGCGATGCGTTTCTTGTACTTCGCGTCCACCTCTGCCGTCTCCCGCTGCTGCATGGCAGAGAAGAGCTGCGAGGCCGACTGCATCAGGTCGCCGACGGCCTGCTGCGCTGCCTGCTCGATACGGGTGCGCTCGTCGGCAGCTGCCTGCAGGATATCGGTCTTGTTTTGCTGGTACTGCTGTTCGCTGATCAGGTCCTGCTGGCGGTACTCGTCGTTCAGGCGCAGCATCTCCTCCCAGGAGTCGGCCTGCGAGAAATGGTCGTGGAGTATCGAATTGTTCGTGTTCTGATAGCTGCTGGTGAACCCCTCGGCATCCTTCTGCTGCTGTTGCTTCTCCTGTAGCTCCAGTGAGAGCAGTTGCCGCTGGGCAGCGCGGTACTCGTCGGAGCCCTGGGTCAGTGCCTGCAGACGGAGCCGCTGGTATTTTAGTTCCAGTTCCAGTTTCTTTCGGTCGAACTCATCCTGAGTGGCAATCTCTCCGGAGAGTCTCTGTTGTGCGAGTGCAATCTCCTCCTCGCCCTGCATGCGGTCGAGGTTGCGCAGCGACTCCTGCTGGTTGCGCTTGCGCAGCTCCTCGCGGCGGTTGGCCTCGCGGGCGATGGCGTCGAGTTCCATGTTCTGCACCTCCATCAGGTCACTCTCCTTGGCGCCATGGTCGCGGCGTATCTCCAGCAGCCGGGCGATGTACTTCTGCTCACTCAGGAACTCCTTCTGGTGCCACTCGTCCTGAAGCTGTTTCTTTCCCTGGTACTGCTGGCGCAGTTCTATCTTCTCCCGCTCCCAGGCGGCTTTGGCCTGTGCCTCCAGCTCGCGCCGCTGACGGTCGCGCTCCGTCTGCTCCTTCTTCATCTCAGAGTCGGACTTGCCGGGGCCCGAGCCGCTGCTGGAAGAAGAGCCTTTCATGCCTGGTGTGACGACTACCTCGCCCACGTAGCTGACGGTGTTGGCGGCACGTTCCTCTTCCTCCTTGATCTTGGATATCTGCCCCGTGATATTGTCGAGTCCTTCCATGATGGGGCGCAGGGCACGTTTTTTGAACGATTCCTCCACACGGTTCCATTCGGCGTCCCAGGCGTTGCCGAAACCCTGCAGGTGTCCGCTGATCAGAGCCTGCCCGGCAGCGGCTGTGCCCTGGGCGATACGATCGACAAAGGAGATGTCATCCTTGTACCCTCCTTCCTCAAGGTCTATCTTCTGGTTGATCAGTTCTTCCTGTTTTGCTTGGAGTCGCTTCAGTTTGATGCTGGTCTCCAGTTTTTTGTTGTATGCGTCGAGTATGGTGGTCAGGTCGCCAGTGCGCACCTGCTCCTCGGTCAGGTTACCCAGGTGCAGGCTCATCAGCTTGCCGTTGAGCTTCTCCAAGGCCTCACGGCGCTCGTTCTCCGAGGCTGTGGCAGACTTGATCGTACCGATCAGGCTGTCCATCTCTGCACGCTCAGAGGCCATCTCCTTCTTGGCCTCCCGCATGGCCTCGTTCATCTCTTCCTGAATCTGTGCGGCCTTGCGGGCACGGTTGACGTAGTTGATAACCTCGCCCACGAAGAGCGTCAGGGCTGCTGCCGCGAGTCCTACGGGGTTCGCGGCGAGTGTGGCAAACCACTGCCTGGTGGCCACCAGTGCGTTCTTTGCGCTGGCCACGAAGCGGGAGTTGGCGATAGCGGCAGCGTTGACTGCCAAGGTATAGGCAGCGATGGCCGTCGTGAGTTGTATCACGGCCTTGATGTTTGGCACTATAAAGCCGACGATGGCCGACAGTACCTTCAGTACCGAAGTGGAAGCCGTGATGCTGCCCTCTACTATCGGCATCAGCTTCTGTCCCAGTTCCACCGATACGTCGTTAAGCCCTTTCTTGGCGATCTCCAGTTTGGCCGCTGCCGACGAGTTGGCATTATTGAACTCGTCGATGATGCTCGTGCCCTGCTCGTAGGCGGTGGCGGCGGTCTGCTGGGCCTGCTTCAGCTCGCCCATCTTATTGATCAGACTGGAGATGACCGGCACGGCCTGCGTGCCCTGCATCTGGAGGGATTTCAGGGCCGGAGCCAGACTGTCGAAACCGCCTTTCGACTTCAGGCCTTCGAGGAACTGGAGGATGGCCTGGTTGGCATCGGTCTTCAGCAGATCGGTGAAGGCCTTCACCTCCAGCCCTGCAGCCTTGGCGAACTTGGCCGGGTCGGTGAACATCTTCGTGATCATCTGTGCGAACACGCCGCTGGCCGTCTCGCCCTCGATGCCCGCCTGGCTGAGGGCCGAGGCGTAGCCCATGATGTCGGTCTGCGAGATCCTGGCATTCACGGCCATGCCCGCCATGCGCGAGGTGAACTCAGTGATGAAGCCCGTGTTGGCAGAGGAAGATGCACCCAGCACGTTGATGGCGGAGCCGGTGGCGAGCATCGCGCCCTCCAGTCCCTTCTTCTTATCCTCGCCGAACATCATCGTCAGCTTGCCAATCTGGTCGATGGCGCCTTCGCCGAGGTCATCCCCAAGGGCGACGTTGATCTTGTCGGCTGCAGACACGAAGCCCTCGATATCCTTCCGTGCCGTGATGCCCAGCCGTCCGGCGGCTCCAGCCAGTGCGTTCAGTTCCTCGCGTGCCGTGCGGGTCTCCATCCGCTTGAAGGTCTCGTTCATCTCCTCCACCTCCCGCTTCGTCTGCCCGGTGTACTTCATCACGTCGGTCATCGCCTCGTCCATCTGGGCAAACGACTGCACGTACTGGTCGGCCCACTGCACGATGCGGTCCTTGATGGCGAGGGCGCTGATGATGGCGAAACCTATGGCATTGGCTCTTCCAATAAAGGTGTCCCACCCCGAGGTCTTACTGAGTGATTCTTGTGTTTGTTGTGCCGTTGACCGAAGTTCTTTCATGCGCTCGTTCACGCGGTCGAGTTCGGCCTTATATTCTTTAAAATCGTCTGTCTGTGGATTTAGGTTGTTCAGAACTGCCCTCAAATCCTTGGCACGTTGTCCCAGTTGCTGGAGAGAGAGCTTGTTGATGTTGACATTGTCTGTCCACCGCTTCATCTTCTGCTCGTTCTCGTGCACCTCCCGGGCGGTCTTTGAAAGCGATGCACTCAGGCGGTCAAACTCTTCCCGCTCTTCCTTGGTCATAGCGTTTAAGCCATTCTTGGCCAGTTTGTCCATGGCACGGCGGGTCTTCTCCAGTTCCTTCTGGCCATTCTTCAGGTCTTCCTGTAGCTGCTGCAGCTGCTGCTGGTCATAGTCAGGCTTCACGTTGAAGCGCAGGTTGATGGTGTCGACTGATATACTCATAAAAAAAATACCTTTGCGATTATATCCGCAAAGGTACTTTTATTTATCATTGTCTCAAAGGACAGCTATTTAATCTTCTGTAACGGTGTACCGTAGAGAGGGTCGTCATCCCATACAGACCGTGTTTTTTTCTTCGGCTTCCAGGGCTTCTTCTCCGGTTCCTGCTTGCTCATCAGACCTAATCCCAGTCCGATGGTAATTCCTCCTATTATGCTCAGTAATGTTGCCATACTCAAACCCTTTCTCTTCTTTTTCTGCTGCAAATATAGGCAAAAATCCGCAAACTTGCAAGGGAAAATCCCTATTTGTGAGGGAAGAATCCCTAATCAATACCTTTTATCTCATTGCGGCGAAGCGGGCCTTCTGCTCCTCGATGATGCCGCGGATGCGCTGCAGCTCCCGGTCGCTCATGCCGGCGGTGAGGCGGCGGATCAGGCGGCCGTAGCCCGCGTAGCGGTTCTTGTTGTACCACTGCACCTTTTTCGGGCGGCGGTTCTTCTTCTCCCAGACGTCGTGGTTCCGGTTCTCCTTCAGGCGCTGCTTGCGACGGCGACCGGCTATCTCCATGGCGCGGCCGTAGGTCATGAACGACACGCTCAGCGTCCGGCTGCCGTCATAGCCCCTGCCCACCTCGTAGTCGAGCGACTCCAGCAGCTGGCCGGTGTCCACGTTCCTGTTCCTCTCCAGCGCTTCGGCGAAGCGGTCGACGAGCCACTCGCCGTGCTGCGACAGTTCCTCCTCGACGAACAGTTCGATTTCCTTGTAATTCGCTTCTTCCATGTCGGCAAAGGTACGAAAAAAGAGCACCGCCCGAAAGGACAATGCTCTTTTTAGTGAATAGTGAAGGGTTAGGGGTTCTGCGGATCGGGATCGGTGTCCTGCCCTGCGGCCTTCTTGGCCTCCTGCACCTTCTGTCGCCAGTCGCGGTTGAGCAGCAGCGACCCGTACTTGGTGAGCTCGGCCTTGGTGAAGTCGCCCGTGGCCTGTGCGCACTGGCGGATGGACTGGATGCCTGCGGGCTTCCCCTTGTCGTCGGTCATGCCGACGGTGAGGTTCACGTCCTCCAGCTTCTGCCAGCCGCCCCTGTTCTCGACGTGGGCCGAGAAGATGGCCAGGTTGTCGATCTTCACGGGCTGGCCGTTGAGGTTGAGTTCGCGGATACACTTCACCATGTCGCGCAGGATGCCGACGATGGTACCCTCTGAGAAGGGAGTGTTGTGCTCCGACATGTGCTTAGCCAGGCCCACGAGGTCGATGGGCTTCTCGTTGTCGGCGAAAGCGAACCACTTGCCGAAGGCTGACGATGAGGAATTGTTGTTTTGCGAAAGATAGACTTTGACTGCCATAACTTTAAGAATTGAAGAATTGAAGAATTGAAGAGCTGAAGTTCTTTGTGGACTTTCCACGGGTGCAAAGTTACGTAGCCTTGGCGGTTCTGCTGCGAGTTGCGTCCGGTTGTGCCCGGTTACGGAACCTTTCCTTCAATTCTTCAATCCTTCAATTCTTCGGCTCGTCGAGCCAGCGCCCGTCGTCGAGCCAGGCTGCACCGTCGTCCCAGACGCCCTTGGTGAGCACCCAGCGCTTCTCGATGGCCTCGTCGCTGACGTGGATGGGGTAGCATGTCAGCTTCCACTTCTTCTGCCGACCCTCGGCGGTGACCACCTCCTCTATGTCGCGCACCACCCACCGGCGGTTGCGGATGACGTACACTTGGCGCGGGTCGATCACGTTGGGGTCGTAGGTCTCGAAGGTCACGGCCCGGCGCGTGTCTATCTCGTAGCCGCCCTGGTAGTAGGTCGAGTCGAGATCCTGCAGGCGCAGCGAGCCTTCGGGCTCTCCGGGCAGGTAGGCGCCCCGGTCGCCGCTGTAGAAGGCCAGTCTTGCGGCTATCTTGCAGTGGTATCCGTCGGTGTAGACGACGGGGAACCCGCCCCACTGCAGGTCGCCGAGGAAGGCACAGTAGAGGTCTCCGGCACTGCTGCCGTCCTTCTTCTCTGCCTGTCGGATGGTGTCCTCGATGGGAGCCTCCGCGTCGCTCTCGCTGGGGTCCGTCTCCTCGTCGGCTCCGTCCTGCTGCTCCTCGTCGGGGAAGATGGAGCGGTCGCGGTACTCGAAGAAGCCGTCCTCGCCCGACAGGTCGATCAGTTCCATGCCCGCTCCCGTCTGGTAGAAGTGTATCAGTGGTGCGGGCGTGATCTTCAGCTCCAGTGTGGGCGACTCCTCGTCGCGCCTGAGGTCGGCCATCTGGTCCACCTCCATCAGGTAGGCCTCGCAGAGATCCTGCCTCCACAAGGGGATGCTGTCGGTCATGGTGCGTATCATGCGCACGAACTTGCGGCCCGTCGAGGTGTCTCGGAGGATGACCGGCTCCATGGCCTTCTTCTCCAGTGCCTCGAAGTCGTCGCGGCTGATGCCGTCCCACGCGTTAAGCAGCAGCTGAAACAGCTCGGGGTAGTCGCGCATCTCCAGCGTGGGCAGTCCCTCTGGCAGTCGCATCAGCTTGGCCCAGCGGTGGTCGGGCAGGTCGTAGCTGACGTTCGACGAGGGGAAGTCGGCCTCGCTGCTGTCGCCGTCCTCCATCTCGGCCTCGTAGGCGTCCACCACGTTGCGCAGCGTCAGCTGGCGTGCCTCCAGATAGTAGCGCGTCTTGAGCACGATGTCGCAGGTCTTCTTGATGTTGTCGGTAATGAACACCACGCCCGTCAGCTTCTCCACCTCGCTGAGGAAGTCCTTCACCGTCCAGCCCGGTATCATCTTGGCATACTCGCGGGTACGGATGGTGTTCACCAGGAAGAGGCGCCTGAACTCGGTATCGTCCACCTGGTTCGTGCCGATGGTGTAGCCCAGTGCCCTGACGATGCGGGGCAGCAGCGTCGAGAGCATGGGCGAGGGCACGTCGCGGAGCCACGTGTGCTGGTACCGGCTGTTGACCCCGCCATTGACCCACTGTCGGCTCACGTTGATATAGGCCTTTGCAGCCGTACGGACCACGGGCCAGGCGCACTCGTCGTCGCTGCCGATCGTGCCCAGGTCGAGCTCCTCGATCTTGCGGTCCTGTCCGATGAAGTAGTTCATCTCCGACTCTCCGGAGACGATCTGGATGCTGACCGTCTCCTCCGTCCAGCCGGTGATGACCTCCGTGCCCCGGCAGTACACGTGGCCGTCGGCGATGAGGATGGCCGGGCGGTTGCTGTCCACCTCGTCGGTCTTGTTCAGCCGGTGCAGGAATCCGTACAGCTGGCGGTTCACGGGGTTGTCGAGCCTCAGTGTGGCATCGTAGGTGTACTCCCCCGACTTGGTGAAGAAGGAGTTCTCGCGCTTCACCGTGCAGGCGAAGTTCTGCGGCAGTACGGCCGTCACGCCGTCGATGATCAGCTGTGTCATAGGCCGGTGCCGTTACGGTCCTTCAGGCGGAAGGTGACGCTCTGTCCGTTGAATCCGCCCCAGATGTTATACTCCCACTCCACGACGATGGGACGCGAGAAGTCCACCTCTCCCTTGTCGCAGAACTCCTGGAAGTCCTCGCCCGTGAGCAGACGGACGATGGCGGCCATCAGCTGCTGCATGCGGGCATACTCGTCGTACTCCCAGTCGGTGCCCTGGCGGTCTTCGGGCGTCTTCTCGATCACGTAGAGGATGCACTCGCCGCTGCTGAGGAAGAAGCCGTTGTTGCCGATCTCTGCCCCGGGGATGTTGCCGGCCACCACGATGCCCGCCTGGTCCTTGAGCAGATTGATGAGCTGGCTCTCGGTGACGGCCAGCCTGATCTTGCCGACACCCACGCCCGACCGCTCCTCGGCGGCAGCCGTCAGCTCGGCGATAAACTGTCTGTAGTCGTTGATTGCTATCATAGGATAATGTTTGGATTTGCCGTCTGGAATGATATCTCTGCCTGCTGACCGTACATCTGACGGCGGCGGTGGGTGTAGTTGGCCTTGGTGACGATGATGTCCTGCCACGCCCCATGGAGCCACACCTGGGCCTTGCGGGCCATGAGCAGGTCTTCCCACGCGACGTATTCCTCCTGGTGAGCCATGGGCATGCTCTTCAGCGTGTACTCCGTCGATGCCTTCACGCCGAAGCGCGTGCGCCGTCCGTCCATCAGGCTCGCGCTGTCGGTGGCCGAGGGCTTGTCTTCGAGCCATGCGGCCACGAGCGACTCCATCACGTCGTAGCGGTTGAGGAACCTGACGGGCACGTTGTCCTGGCAGGCCGGTGCGCCGATGCGTGCCTCCAGCTCTCCGCCGAAGGTGACTGCCGCTCCCTGCTGCCAGCTGGATGGGAAGAGCGCCCGCGGGTCGCAGTCCTGGGTGTAGACGGTGCCTGGGCTGCCCACGCTGACCGAGGCTATCTCCGAGCCGTCGGCGCGCCGCAGCGATGCCGCCACGCTGCCCGCGAAGGTCAGGTAGAAGGGTGTGCCGGGGTGGCACGTGGCACGGGTGGCGGCAGCCATCACACGCTTCTGTCCCTGCGGGTCGGCGGGGTTGCACATCCGGCTGCTGTAGAGGTCGTGCGACGAGACGACGGCATCGTTGATCAGGAAGTCCACCGTGGCGCGTGCGTTGGGCTGGCTGCCTGCGGAGAGCGTGCCGTAGAGGCACTGGCTCACCATGTCGGCAATGCCCAGTATGCGCACCTGGCCGTCGGTGTCGTAGTTGTAGGTCTCCGAGACCACCGTCGTGCCGTTGACCCTCAGCTGGAAGGAGATGCTCTCGGTGAGTCCGCCGACGAGGATGTCCTGTCCGTCGGCGGCAAAGTGGCTGTAGGGGTAGGGGTTCGTGTAGGTCATAGCCGCATGTATTTATTGTGTCGGTCGTTCTCCGGCATCTGCAGGTGGGTGGCCGTCTCCAGTCCTGCTGCCGCGTCGCGCAGCCGCTTCATCTCCTCCAGCCAGTAGTGCTGGTCGCGGGAGAGCTGTTTCAGGTAGTCGGCGATCCGCTCCATGGTACCCTGCTCTTGACGGTTGCCCCCGCCGTCGCTCTCGATGATTGTCATCAGCCCGTAGGGCAGCGTCTGGAGCGAGGTGCGGCGTCCCATCAGGGCGATGGCTCCCAGTGCCACGGCCTTCATGGCGGCGTAGTCGAGGGTGTCGGCCGAGGGGAAGAGGGTGTCGAAGTCCTCGGGATTGAAGGCCTCGCCGTAGGCTTTCTCCACAAATCGCTGGCTCTCGGCCAGGAAGGGCTGCAGCCGCAGGTAGAGCCAGGCTGAGTCATCGACACCCGTGAGCCAGGCCATCGTCCCGGAGTCCTTCACGATGAGCCGCTGCTGCCGCTGCCACACGGGCGACTCGCGGAACAGCTCCGTGCCGGCCAGTGCGTAGAGCAGCCGGTCGAGGGCGCGGTAGTACTCCTCGAGGTGCATCCGGTCGTCGCGGGCCAGCTGCCACTCGAAGGGGCGTGCCTCGTTCTCCTTGTCGATCTTCACCTTGCGGCCCGCGTTCTCGTGCGAGATATCGTTGAGCCGGTAGTAGCGCATGGTGGCCATATAGGCCGTGGCCTGCTGTGCGGCCAGCAGGGCGTCGCCCTCCAGCGCGTCGATCGAGGCCAGTCCGATGGTGCGGGCTATTTCCTGCTCCACCGTCTGCAGCACGCCCTCTATGCGCGTGAAGTCGTTGTTGGCGAAGTAGGAGCCTGTCAGTGCCCGCAGTTCTTCTGATGAGTTGATGATCATATCTTCTTCTTTTTGAGTTTCATGAGTGTCTGGTAGTCCATCAGCAGCTTCTGCATGACGGTCAGCAGCGGGGTGCGGTCCACGTCGCGTGCCGTGCCGAACACGTGGCTCTCGGCCAGTGTCAGGCAGATCTGCTGCAGGCTCCCGCCGGCGGATTCTCCCTCCTTCTTGGGCGTGGGGTGCTCAAACAGCGGGGCGAAGCTCACCTCCTCGCCATCGACCATGAACGTGCTGGTGGTGAGTGCCTCGCAGAAGTAGGCCTGCCAGGCGTAGATGCCCCACAGCTGCCAGGGCTTCATCTGCCGTCCGCGCCGGATCTTCTCCTCGAGCGTGTCCCAGTCGTAGGGCACGCGCCGCTGCTGGCACTGGCGGTACTCCTCCGGGGTAGCCTCGCGGCGGTAGAGCAGTCCGGCCAGTGCGCACAGGGCCGTGGTGCGGTAGGCTGCACGGTCGGCCTCGGTCTGGCCTGCCGGGCTCTCGTAGGCCTTCAGGTGCTGTATCGCCTGCCGGAACTCGCCGAAGGTGAGGTCTTCGCCGTGCGACAGGGGGCCTACGAGCGTCTGCCGCTCCTTGCCGTTGCCGATGGTGACGACGGGGATCAGCTGCTGTGTGGAGCGGTACACCAGCGACAGTCCGTCGTCGGTCTGCTGCCACAGCCACGTGAGCGACTCAGCCAGCTGGCTCACCAGCAACAGCCACTGGGGGTTGTTCAGCTGCTGGCGCACGCCCCTGCTCCTGAGCATGGCGCGGGCCGACTCTATCCTGACATCCTCGACGGTCCACTGGTGGTCGGTGGTGGCCACCATGTGCCGTATCTTCAGCAGCTCCTGCCAGTCGGCCTCCGTCAGCTCGTCCCAGTCCTCCGGCAGCGTGATGTATCTTTTTTTATTGAACATTGAACATTGAACATTGAAGATTGAACAATCCTTATTGCTGGTTGGTCATGCGGTCTCCGGCACTGACGTTGTCCTCCTTCTGGATGGTCTTGTGGTAGAAGCCCAGCCAGAGGTCGTGCTTCTCGGGGAAGTTGACGTGCATCGCGTCGTTGAGGGCCTCGAGGCAGATCTCCTCCGGTATGCGGGTGTCGGCGCCGTAGAAGATCTTCAGTGCGTAGAGCATCTGACTGCCGGAGTCGCTCTTGCCGTCGATGATGATGTTTGCCAGTGCGGGCGAGAGCCCCATGGCCGAGGTGGTGGCCGAGTCGGCCATCTTGGCGATATCCTTCTGTGCGGCGATGTACTTGTCCAGATTGAGCTCGATGGGCTCTATCTTCCACGACTGCTGGTGGCCCTGGTCGTCGGTGAAGTCGACACAGGTGAAGAACTTGCCCGCGTTCTCCTTGCCTGCCATCACGTCGGCTATCTGGCGCGTGATCTTGTCGCGCAGCTTGTCCAGTTCCCGGCTCACCTGGGCTTCATCCCACTCTGGATGATCCTGCTCGATGGCCATCCGCTTCTCCCGCCAGTAGGCCTCCGGCTCGTGCACGATATAGGCAGCGGCAATCACGTTGTCGTTCAGGGCCCTGACGATCTCGGCGATGTCATTGGCATCCTGCATCCAGGGAATCGAGCCGTGGAAGGATGATATCGCGTAGAGGTTTCGGCCGAAGGAGCGCATCGAGTGGTAGCCGACGGCCACCTCATGGTCGGTGGGGTGCCACTTGTCGAACACGGGCAGCAGCTGCAGCTCGCGGTAGCGCTCCATGTCGCCGTAGAGTATCTCACGGATATCGTCCAGGTGGGGCGTGCGTGCCGTGTCGGGCCACACCAGCCGGCAGTCGGCCGAGGGCAGGCACTGCAGGGAGTGGACCCACGGTTTGCCGATGCGAACGCTCTTGGCCATCTGATAGCGGGTGAAGTGGCCGCCCATGTGGACGTACTCATCCAGCGTCTCGCGCACGTAGCGGCGGTAGTCCCACGACTCCAGCCACAGGCGCACGTCACGGTCTTCCACCCAGTGCTGCTGCACCTCGTTCTCCATGATCTGCCAGCGGTACATCTGCAGTCCCTGGCCGTAGATCAGTCCCACCTTGCGGGCCAGTATGCCGGGGCCGATGTTGTTCTTCTCCAGCAGGTCGCGCACCATGCGGGGCATCTGGTCGTCGGGGCCCCAGGGCACCACGCTCACGCCGCCCACCGACTGCGGATCCTTGTCCCACGAGCGTCCGTCGAGGTCGAACAGCGAGCTCAGCGTCTGATCCTGGAACCGTGAGCGCATGGCCACGGCGTAGGTACCCACGCTTGTGTCTACCAGGGCGAACCCTCCCGCCCGGTCGACGATCTTTCCTTTGCGAATTGTTTCCTTGCTCATAACTGAGGGCAAAGATATATATAAATAGGTATCGGGCAAAGGACATGAATTAACCTTTATGCTCACCGGCGGCAGCTCCTCAGGTCACATTTCCGAGCCGCGCGAAAACTTGCGGTCGCAACTCTTCGACGGAGCGGGCCGCGCCGAATCGTGTCATCGCCAAGGCGATTTTTTTATTTTCACTTTCAAAATCGCCTGTTTATCGGCGTTTCCGAAGATTGGCCGTTGAAAAACACCCCAAAAGTTTGCGTTTTCGGGCGAAAAGTTGAGCGTTAAAGACATAAAAAATGGCGATAAGCCATGTCTTTATCGCCGATTTTCGGGGGTTTGGAGCGTAAAAATGTGATTTTGCGGCCTATTTCGGGTCGATGCCTGTGGGATTGCCCACGTTCTTCCAGATGTTCACCCAGTCGGGGCGCATGATGAGATACTTCAGCGCGTCGGTCAGGTTGGTTGACTCCCAGGGCAGGCGCGCCGTGGGCAGCTTGTCGCCCTTCTTCTGCTTGCGCACCTCCTTGCGCCCCGTGCGCTTGTCCTCGGCAACCACGATGGGGCACGTCTCCATCTCCGACTTCAGACAGGGGCAGTTCTCGGCATCGATGAGCAGCCGGAACAGCTGACGCTCCAGCTGACGGGCAAAGAGGGCCGAGAAGAAGTTGTACTCCTGATGGCTCCCGATGTTGCCCTGGCCGCGACTCATCAGCTGCACGCGCCAGCCGCTGCGGGTGCCGTCGGCGCGCACCTCGATGGCCTGCTTGATGCGGCGCGCCATGTCGTTGCCCTGCTTCTGGTAGTTGTTCATCGCCCGGTCGTGGTACAGCCTGAGCAGCCGGGTCTTGTGGGGGGCGAAGTACTCCAGGAACCGGTCGGCCAGCTGTCGCTCGTTGTCGGGGGGCAGGGTGTAGATCTCCTTCAGAATGCGGTACTCGCGGCCCTGGTGCTGGCCGATGACCATCGACTTCATGTTGCCGTCGTCCATGCCGCCCTCCAGCGGACGGCCCGGCAGCAGGTAGCGCAGCACGCTGCAGTCCTCCTGCCAGCCGTAGGGGTGCTGCTCGACGACCTCGTGGAGCGATCCGTCGCGGTAGTAGTCGCGGGCGGTGAGGGTGGTGTAGAACAGCTGGTCGGCCTCGAGTTTCTGGGGGATGGAGAGCAGGTTGGTGTCGATGCCCTCCAGTCCGGCGGCTATCTCCTCGCTGAAGAACTCCTCGCCCAGCACGTCGGCATTGATCAGCGTCGATGCCACCATGAAGAGGGTAGTGCCACGGCGCAGCGAGTCCCACCGCTCCTGCCACCGCTGCATGTTGCGCCCGGCCAGAGCTATGGCGCGCTCGTCGCCCGTGCCGAGAGCATCGGCATAGCGCCGTCGCGTCTCGTTGAGCGCCTGGCCCGTCTGCAGCAGCAGCTTCACCCGGTCCTTATCCATGAGCTTGGCCAGTTTCATCACCCAGGTGTACTCGCCCGTATGGTTGGGGTTGGGCATGTCGGTGGTCAGCGAGAGCGAGCGGTACCAGGGGGAGTCGCCGTAGCGGGCACGGTAGCCGCGCACGGCCTTGCGGATATTTGTGAACTTCTCTTCGGGCCAGTACTTCACCTCGTCGCCGAAGAGACCCACAAAGCTTCGTCCGGCACCGATGCTGGGACGGTCGAGACTGACAAAGGTAAATGTAAAGCCGTTGTAGAAAGTCATCACATGCTTGTACTTGTCGATGACGTTGTACATCTGCCGCTGCCACTCGATAGGCGGCTGGCGGTCGATGACGAAGTGGACGCCATCCTCCCAGCCGAGGAAGCGCAGGCCCTCCAGTACCGAGGGGATGACGTTCTTGTGGAGATTGGTGTAGGTGTCGGCGACCCACACGAACGGGGCACCGGGGCACTCCGTGACGGCCTGCTGGATGCGCATGGCCTGGAACTGGGTGGTCTTGGCCGACGCGCGTCCGAGGATGCCTACGAAGTTCTGCGGCATGCAGAGCGCGGCCACCATGGCGTACTGGTTGATATATCGCCTCTCGCTATTCACTATTCACTCTTCACTAATCACTATTCACTTCACTGGCCAGTTCGATGGAGTCGTCGAGCAGGGCGTCGATATCGAGCGGCTTCAGGCCTGCCTCCATCTCCAGCCGCTGCTGGTGGCGCTTGGGCAGCTGCTGGAAGTAGGGGTTCTGCAGGATGGCGCGCTTGTCGGTGGCGGGAATACCCACATCCTGGGCGTTGGTACCAAAGATGTTGATCTGCTGATTGTTGGTGACGGGCGGCGGCGTGTCGTCGCGCTCCGAGAGGCGCTTCAGGGCCGCAGCCTGCTTCACGATCTTGGCGTAGGCCTCGTAGTCCTTCGCCCTGGCACTGCAGGTCTGCTTGCCGGTCTCCTCGTCGAGCTTGATATACGACTGCTCCCACAGGCGGGCAGCGGTGAGCATCTTCTCGAAGAGCAGGTTGCGCCACGCCTCGGCGCGCACGTGGTCGGTGGAGTAGAACAGGTTGACGGCCTCCCACGTGATGCGGTCGGCCACGTGGCGCGTGCATCCTCTGTCGGCCATCAGCCATGCCTGGGCTGCCGGACGGCCCTCGCGACGGATGATGCCGGCCACGGAGAAGAGCAGATCCTCGTACTGTCGCTCCTCTTCGCTCAGCTCGCCCTTCGAGCCGTCGGCGATGTAGTCCTGCAGGCGCAGGAAATGTGATTCAGAGTAGTTACTCATCATTGAAAAATCCGTGTTAATCCGCGTAATCCGTGCCTTTAACCGTCATTCAGTAAGTTGTTGATTTCCTGTAACTTCATCTCGTACTCCTGAAGTTTCGCTCTACGCTTCTCTTCCAGGTGTGGCTTGTCGCCCTTGCGAAGCTCCGACCTGACGCGCCAGATGTTGTCGCGGGTCTTCTGCTGCTCACGGATCAGGTCGCGCACCGACATGGAGCGCAGCTTGTATATCTGCGAGAAGTGGCGGAACATGGGGTGGCGGCCCAGCACCTTGCGGTGCTTCTGATAGTACTCCATCTCGCGGAAGATCGCCTGGTTGTCGAGATAGGCGTCCAACAGTCGCCCGGCCACGTTGGCGCACTCCGTAAGTGTCTGGCAGTCGCGCAGTTGCGGGTACAGGTTCGAGTACTCGTGATAGCGGGTAATGCGCCGCGTGATGAGTGCCTGCAGCTCCACCGGACAGTCGGGCTCGTTGAGGAACGGCCAGCGGTCGCGCAGTTTTTTTTCAGAGGTGAGAGGTGAGTGGTGAGAGGTAAGAGATGTGTTCTGCTCTCCAGGTATTCTCTCACCTCTCGCCTCTAACCTCTCACCTCTAAACACTATCGGCGTGCGGAACCTCATGCCGGGAATCGTCCTTCAAGGAATCCGACGACGGTGTCCGTCCACGAATGCGGCGCAATCCAGGCGAAGCGCTGCGTCTTGGCCCACTTCTCCAGTGCCTCCAGCGGCGGGTTCTTCGATATGACAGGCAGCAGCCAGTTGTCCTGATCCCATGGGCGCATGATGACGGGAGCCACCTGCGGGCGGGCATATTCGTCGTACTCCAGCAGCGGGTCGAAGTTCGCATAGTTCGCGATCATCTCCGGCAGCATCTTCTCCAGCACTGACTTGTGCATCAGCTTCGGGGTGCGGTTCTCGCCGACGGTCACGCCCTTCCCGGTCAGTTCGCCGCGACGGCAGCCGATCTCATAGATGGTCACGGGATTCAGGATCACCATGCCGTCGGTCATCACGATCAGGCGCTCCGTATCGATGTGCGGCAGGTGTGCCAGCAGCGTCTCGGCATCGGTCTCCTTCAGGTGCTCGTCAGTCACCAGGTGGATGTCGGCATCCACCCCTCGCAGGTTTGCCGTCACGGAGCGGGCTATCAGCTCACCGTGCTTCCTGTCGCGGGCGATGATCACCACAGTCACGGCCTCGCAGCCTTTGCCGTCGCGAGGTTGCTCCGACTCGGCGCCGGTGTCGCCGTCAGGTCGCTCCATGTCGCCTCCGGTCTCGGACTGGGTGTCAGGTGTCTCAACAGTCTCCACGGACTGAGCGTTCTCGGACTGCTCTTTAGCAGCCTGGGCATTCTTGCTTTCATCTTCTTTCATAATCGTTTGATTTTAATTGAATTAAACACTGCAAAGTTAAGTGTTAATTTGCGGTCGCAAAAAGACAGGTGTGCCTGGCGTGAAATAAGTGGCACTCTGTGAAAAATAAGTGGCACTTATTTCGAAATAAGTGCCACTTTCTGCGAATAGGGTAATCTTTGGTCGGACCCTTGGTCAGACGCCGCCGCCGTTGCTGTTTTCGCTGGAGAGTCCGAGGTACTGGTCGATATCGGCCTCGCCCGTCTTGGGGATGGCGCTCTTGTCGATGATACCCACGGGCCACGTGCGCAGCTCGGTGCGCAGCTCGAAGTGGTTGTTGTGGGCCTCGCTGGTGTCCTGCTCCTGGGCCTGCTGCATCACCAGCGGGGCACAGGGGGTGCCGTAGACCTTGGCGGTCTTCTCCGAGGCGTCGCAGTCGATGACGATGGCGCCCAGATTACCGTTGACGTTGTTGGCCTTGAACTCGGCCACGGCCAGCTCCGTGCCGGGGTGGTCGAAGTTGACGTGGTGGATGTAACCGCGGCTGTAGGCATCGCCCTCCACTTCGTCGCCCGCGTCGATGGACGACTGGTTGACGAACATGCCGATGGGCTTGGCCTCGCTGAGCATCGTCAGCGACGTGACCTTCACGCCCTTCTCGTCGCGCTCCATCGTGGCCTTGTCGAAGTCGAAGAGCAACAGGATGTTCTTCTTTCCGCGTGGCATGCCGGGGTTCGAGCCCTGCTTCTTCACGCTTACCATGCTATATGCTGTTTCTGCCATAACTTTAAGATTTTATTGAACATTGAACATTGAATATTGAACATTAAGGGAGGGGGCATCAGATGCCGCCGGCTGCCGGCTTGGCATACTTTGTGGCCGCTGCGGGGCTGATGTAGGCGAAGATGGCCTCGCCCATCCAGAAGCCCGTGCCTTCCCACCACTCGCCGAAGATCTTCACCTCGTAGTCCTGCTCCTGGAAGCGGAGGGTGACGTTCTGCGGGTTGTGCGACATCAGGTGCTTGAAGTTCTCTTTCGGGGTGATGAAGAAGCAGCCCGTGCCGCGCATGCCCTCCATCTCGGCAAACTCGAAGTTCGAGAAGTCGATGTCGTTCTTGTGGGTGCCGTCCTGGTTCTTCAGCCACTTGTACTCCTCGAGGTACTCGCGGCGGTAGGCGTCGGCCAGTACCGGGTCGATGTGCACCTTCATGGCCTTCTTGGCATAGAGAGGATACTTGTCGGCGACCTCCTTCACGGCGGCGTCGATGATCGTGCGCACGTTCTTCTGTGCCGGGTCGATCTGCTGGCCCGTCTGCAGCCAGCGCAGGCTGCTGCCCTTCGAGCCCTCGGTCTCGCGCTCGGCGTAGAGGTCGATGAGCTGCGTCAGGTAGCCGTCCATGGTCTCCGTGGGCTTCGAGGCGGTGTAGTTGCCCTGGGCGTCGGGGGTGAGCTCCTTGAAGCGGCCCAGTGCCAGTGCCTGCTCGCGCTCCTCGTCGAGCTTGGGGAAGATGAGCTGGAAGAGGATGTAGCGCACCACGGGCATCGACTGCAGCTGCGAGGCCTGCTCGTCGTACATGTAGCCCAGGATATCCTCCATGATGTCGGAGGGAATGATGGGCACGTTGATCTTGCACTTGAAGTTCTTGATTGTCAGCGGGGTGAACTTGGCGGCGCCTGAGGGCGTCCACTTCGGCACGAACTGCTGCAGCACGGTGCCTACGACGCTGGCCTGGTTGGCGCGCACCTCCGTCTTGTCGGTGATGATCGTCGACATGTACTGGGTCGACTCGGTCTGACCGAACAGGCCCTTGAGGATCTCCAGGCGGTTGGAGGCGACGTACTTGCCGAACTCCTTCTTCAGCTCCTGGGTGTCGATGGTCGAGTCTCCGCTGTAGGCGGCGCTCACCTTGCCCTGCAGGTAGTCCACGAGGAACTTGTTGTGCTTCAGCGAGAGGTCGACGCCGGCGGCGATGGCCTTCTTCTCCAGCTCAGAGACGGTCACCTGCTGTCCCTTGGGGTCGGCAGCTTCCTTCTCGAGCTTGGAGATGGTGGCCTTGAAGTCGGCCTCGGCCTTCTTCAGGGTCTCGATCTGGGCCTTCAGCGTGCCCACCTCCTTGCGGCTGGCGTCGAGTTCCAGACGCTCCTCGGCAGAGAGTGTCAGGTTGACCTGCTCGCCGTCAACCTCCATCTTCGAGAGGTCGGCCTTGAAGCCCTCCACGAACTTCTCGCCGTACTTCTCCTTCAGCGTCTGCTCCTGTTCTGCGGTGAGGAACAGCTTGCCGTCGTTGTCTTTCGCGAAATTCTGGATGCCGAGGACCGACATGACCCAGCCGGCAACCATCTTGAATTCTTTCTTCATAAAACTAATAACTAAAAACTTAAAACAATTATGTAAAACTCACAAACTTGCAGCGTATTGTGTTAACTGCATCTGGGCCGACAGGCGGCGCACCTCCTCGGTGGCGGTGTCGCTGGTGCCGATGGCGTCGATCAGTCCGTACTTACGGGCATCGGCGGCGTAGAACATCCGGCCTGCCAGTATGCCGTCCACCTTCTCGTCGAGATTCTTGCGGCGCAGGCGCACGGCCTGCTGGAACTCGCGCGCCAGCGGGTTGAGCTGCTCCTCGCGTATCGACTTGTAGTCGCCCTTCAGGGCTGCCTCGAAGGGCGCGTTCTTGTAGGTGGAGAGATCGCTGTAGATGGTGTGCACCTTGATGCCCTTCTGCTCGTAGTACTTGGCGTAGTCGGGGAATTGCATCATCACGCCGATGGAGCCGAACTCGGCCGATATCGCGTTGTCGGCCACGATCTCGTCGCAGTGGCACGCCACGTAGTAGGCCGCAGAGGCGCACAGGTCGCACGAGGCCACCACGGGCTTGCCCAGGCCCTGGCTGAAGGTGATGGCGTCGAGCATCGGGGCGATGGCGTCGACGGCACCGCCGCCGGAGTCGATATCCAGGCGGATACCGATGATATTCTCCGCCGAGGCAGCCTCACGGATCACGGCGGCTATCTCCTCGGTACCATAGGAACAGTAGGTGCCCTCCTTCATCATGTCGCCCTTCAGGGGAATGACGGCCACCGAGCCTTCGGGAGCGTCGGCGAACCCCTTGCCCGACGACTTGGCGACAGTACCGGCCATGAAGGTGCGCTCCATGGGGCGGCGGTCGCTCAGACGGTCGGCGCTCATGTCGGCCGTGTCGTGGCTCAGGAACTTGTCGATCAGCACCGCCTGGGCGTCGATGCGGCGCAGGTCGATGAAGAACGGCTTGTTCAGAATCGTGTAGTATAAAGTAGAAAATGCCATATTCACACAAATGTTTATGGCGCAAAGATATATATAATAAGGTGAAAGGCTAAAGACTCGAAAACGGGGACGACGGCGGGCTGTTACGGGCGGTTAACGACGGTACCATCTTCTCGGGTTCACGAAAATGGTTGTAACTTTGCACGGATGATTTATTGACACAGACGACACCGATATGAAAACAGCAGATTTTGAGATCAGACAGTACGGGCGCACGGAACTGGCACAGCTCTACTCGCCCGATATCACACCCGAAGCGGCATGGAAGAAACTCAGGGGCTGGATCGACTACCACCCTACGCTCAACGGCACGCTGCGGCAGCTGGGATACCAGCCCCGGCGGCAGCGCATCTTCACGCCGGCTCAGGTCGGTGCCATCGTCGAGGCTCTCGGAGAACCCTGAAGAGTGAAGACTTACGGCAGGACAGACCCCCCGTCTAAGTTTAACCCAAAAAATGTTAAATCTTTCGCTTTTTATGGTTTTTGGCCTTCGTGATGCCCAAAAACACCTTCATCGTGCGCTCATGGCGCTGCAGGTTCTTCAGCAGCGCATCCTCACAGTCAAGGCCCAGATGGTAGCGGCTGACGAACTGGCGAACGGCTTCCACCTTGGTGCAGCCCTGCTCCAGCTGCTGCTCGCAGTGGTGGTGGAACTCCCAGTTGAAGAGCCGCCGCAGCTGCTTCTCCACCAGCCGGGCATGTCGGGGGGAGATGTAGTTCCAGAAGGCGGGGTTCTTCTGTCCCGTACCCTCGGTGTCCCGGCGGGCGGGCAGCCAGATGCAGAGGTTCTCGTTGCCCGTCGGACGGTAGTCGCGCGGGCGGCGCTCCATCAGCTGCCACACACAGTGGTAGAGGTCGAACGAGTCGGGGATGCGGATGCCGCCAGTCTTCGGGTCCGACTCGAACTTCCTCCGGGCGTATGCGGCCAGGTAGGGCTCGACACGGATCAGGGTCACGCGGCGGTTCTGGTATAGCTGATGTTCCATAGACTGTAGGGGCTTTCTCCTGTAAACGACAAGGCAAAAGTAATTCTTTTTTTTTGTTTTCACGAATTTTCGGCCGTTTTTTCTGTATTTTCTGTATATAGCCGTACGAAAATGGCAGAAATGCCCTGTTTATCGGCATTTTCGGAGGTTTCTGTGTTTACACTTCGACCTGTAAAGCGGTTTGTATCCCGCCCTCCCTTCTGTAAATGGCCGGAAAGGCCGTAGTCTCGCGTTAAAATTTGTAAATCGGCTTTTCACTTCTGTTATACAAATATACAGATTCTATTTCTATTATACAGATTGGATTTGTATATCTGTATACAAAGAAACAGGGTGCAAATGCCGATAAACAAAGGATTTTTTCACGTTTCGCAAATTGGAATATACAGATATACAGATGATTTGCACATTCAGAGAGAGGGGAAAGGGGAGGGAAAGAGGCTGTCCGGGCATGAATGACACAAAAGAGGGTGGCCACCGCATCCGTATATGGGATGTAGGCGGCCACCTGACCAAACACTTTAGAATGTGTGCTAAAGAAAAGAAATATATGTGTGACTATCGGGCGCCAGGACCCCAGATGTCCTGCATCTGCTGCTTCAGGCGGGCTTCCTCGTCCTTGGTGCGCAGGTGAATCATCTCCTCCTGCACCAGCTCGCCCGTGTTCATGTCGCGCGACGTGCGGATGTTGCGCCCCTGCGTGTTGAGCAGATCCTGGGGGTTGAGGGCGTAGATCCACGTAGCCCACTTGGCGAAGGCCTTCAGACGGCCCGTGAAGCGCTTCATGGCATCCTTCGTGCCCGGACAGTCCTTCAGGTAGGTCTCGTAGACGCTCTTGCGCACCAGCTGCTTGTTGACATTCGGACTGTCGGGGGCAAAGAAGGTGCTGGCCCACTCCTCGAACTGCGGCCCCATCTCGGTCTTCAGCTTGCGCTGGATGATGTTCTGCATCGGCGGCAGGATCTTCACCGGCTTCATGGCCAGCGACAGGTAGAACTGCTCGCACTGCATCAGCAGGTT